CTACCGTCTATATTAGATTCTAATTCTGCTGTGCCCTTCCAACATTTATAGGATATTGATTCTGAATACTGTCTCTCAGCTGTGCGTTTCCCACGTAAGCATTCTGCCATTGAACTTTGCAAACGTGCCTCCTTAATTTCTCCATTTACAAACATAAGTAATCCTATTACAGCTTCTATCATTGTGACCTACCATTTGTATAACCTAGATCCCTGTTAGCATCTTTAAGTTTTTCAATATCAACCAAAACCTTGTCCATTTGTTTTGTTAAAAACTCAATGTTTACTTTATTTAAAGCCATTGACTCAATATGTTTGTTTAAACGATCGGTAGTCTTGTACAAATCCTCCAACATCATGTACTGCTCAGAATCAGCGGGTAGTGATCCCATTTGACCACGTGGCCATTTTATTCTGAACTCTGTATTCTGTTCTACATCCTGTTCCATTATCTTAATCTTGGTGTCTGCAATGTTCAGACGTTCAACCATCTGGAAGTAACCCATGGTTCCGAGTGCCACGATAATTATCAGACTGGCAACCGTCTTCATAGGCATCTGCACGGCAGCGGATTCAGATATTGATAGAGGTTTATTAGCCAAGTTTTTTACCTTTGTTTATTCCTTTTTTAATAATATAAGATTGCGTTCCATTTGCCCCAATGTCAACTTCTTGTCTTAAAGTTTTTTGTAGCAATTTTACTTTATTTTTTTCTTTTTCTTTTTTGGAATAACTTTCCAACAATCTTGTATCCCTCATCTAAGATATCTCCTATTTTTTTTATAATATTATCTATACCTGTAAATAATTTAATTAAATATCTATCAATCATTTTTTTTACCATTATTTTCAAAAGACATATCATCTGCAAATTCCTTATAAGAGTCATATGTTCTTTTTTCATTTTTTACTTTTTCCATTTGGTAAAACATCTTATCAGAATCCTCTGTGACCATGCTAGAGTCTTCTGCATCCCAATAAGTAGTTTGGACTTTATAATCAGGCCAACTGTCATCAGTAGTGTAGCTAGTACAGTGCCACAGAATACGATTATTAGGCTGAGCTGCATAATTACCGTTATCGAGCTCCAATATATGTGCACACTTATGTTCTTGAGGTATTTCTGAATGCTCTGTATCAATGATATTAACGTCTGGATGAGCCCAATCAATTGTGAATAAATATTTACCATGATAAAATTTTTTATCTAGACCTAAATATTTACCTTTTAAACCATCCAACCAATCAAAACAAGTGACACTAGGCCAGTAACTAAAACAATTCCACAATTCCAATTCGTGAACTTGCATATCGGGCACTTCGGTTCTATCAAATTGTTTTTGGAAAAATGCTGAGATAGGCAGTCTCCAATAACACGCACCATTTGGTAACATGATATTAAATAAGATAGCACGACCTGAAATACTGCTAATACTAAAGATAACACAGTCACTATACTGTCCTTTATTTTCTTCCATGTCATAAAGATACTCCTTTCTTATTTTACAATATATAGGTGGTATGTTAGCATTAAGATAAGACATAATCTAACATTTCCATCTTCTTCTCGCTTGTCTTAGTCTTGAATTAGGATCTTTTGCAGCTTTAGGAAATTTTTTCATTTGTCCTAGACTTCTAGCACAAAAACTCTTTCTACGTTTAGCATCTTTTGACCCAGGTTTTACCTTACCAGTCACTGCTGTTTTTAATTTTGAACCTGGGTTTAATCTTCTGTAAGCTTTAACACCAGCCTCGGTCATTCCTGCACCTTTTTTTGTTGGTCTAAAATTTTTTTTATTTCTAGGTGGCATTCCACCTTTGTTAAAACTTAATAATTCTAGAGTATAATTATCCATAATTAAGTAAATGTAATAGTAACACCTGCAGTGTTAGCAATAGTTGCATGTATACCTTGTGGAAAAAAAATACCAGATCCAGGTAAGTACATATCTAAACCTTCTTCTCCAAAAAGATATGTTGCTATTACTGTTCCAGTTGCCCCACCAGATCTAAAAATTATAGATCCATCTGTAGAATTACCTTTTGCTTGAATAGATGTTAATCTAGCTCTTCTAGTAGTTGGAACCATCTGCTCTGTGCCAGTCGAGTGTTTTACCGACTGGTCTGATGTAAAACTTCCTCCACCTGACATTTACTATCCTGGGTTAGATGTTGTTAATTGTGGTGCGTTATACTTATCAGTTAATAATGTATATGCAGTAACCTTAGTTTTAGTTTTACAAAAAATTCCAGCTGGAAATAAAATTCCATCCTCTGGAAAATTAAAATTAATTACATCTCCAGATGGTATATCTGCTTGAAACAAAGTTGTTCCAGAATTAGATGTTGTAGATAATTCTAAAGTTCCTGCACCTGTGCCATCAGAGGCAATAATAATACCTTTTAATCTTACAGGCGGAGCAATAACTGCAGTTCCGCTTGGAGCAGCATCTGATCTAGTAGCTTGTATGTCGGCTTTTACTGCCATAAATTCTCCTATTTAGTTGTGGCTCCCGAAGGAGCCACTAATTATTTATTACTGTGCATCAAAAGGTGTAGCTATTGATCCATTACCAAGTAACTGACCCTCTACAGCATATAAGTTAGCTGCGATTGCAGTAAATTTAATTCTCGAACCTTTTAGACCACCTGTAGTAGCACTTCCAGCTTCACCATTAAGATTAACTTCGTTATCACCAGTTGAAACTTGAAATTGTTTACCAGCTACTGACGCAGTAATACCGACTGTAGCAGCACCAACAAATTTGTCATCTGTACTAGCAGTCTTGATAGTTCCTGTGAAATTATCAATAAAAAGAATTTCAAAAGTTGTACCAATTGTGTTTGCGTTATTTGGATCGCTTCCTGGTCCTGCAGAAGCAGAATCAGCAGTTGAAACGATTGCAGGTAAAGTTATTGCAGTAGGTGTCCCTGCAGGGTCCATTGTTACTAATCTTCCCGCATGGTCAGCAACAGTTAAATCTGTAGCTAAAGTAACAGCTTTTACTGCAGCAGGTCCTAAATTAATAAAACCATTTTTTGATCTGACTGGTCCGTCAAATGTAGTGTTTGCCATAATATTCTCCTTTGTATAGCATTAATTTTGTAGTCTCTATACCGTCTGCCTAGTCAGTCTACAAAATAATTATTTACTAGGTCTTTTTATTATACATAAAAAAAGGGGCGATGTGAACACCGCCCCTTAATATAAATACTTTCTAATTAGTATTAGCTAGTTGGTAATTTACCATTTCCAAAGATACATCTTGGATCTGAGAATCCAAAAGAATATCTTTCTCTAGCTTTAAATCTAACATTTCCAGTATCGAAGTCACCTTCAATCGCAGTTTTGATTGGCGATCTAACAAAGTGTTTTAAACCGTTAGGCACGTCAGTCAATAAGAAATATGAATCAGTGTCAGTTAAAAAGTTATTAACTGAATAACCTTCTGGAACCATTCCCATTGAAGCGATTGCATTGATGTCGTTATCAGCAGTTGCAGTTCTTTGAGGTGATTTCATCAATCTCTCAGCAGTAAATTGTAATTCTTTTGGAATTATCATTTTTCTGCCTTGAGCTGCGATTCTTAATCCTCTTTCATCTACAAATCCTGCGATGTCGATTAACGATTGCTCTAAAGAAGTTTCGTTTAAATCTGCAGCTGTAGTTAAACGATTAGAGAAAGTACCACCAGTTGCTAGTGGGTGATCAGTAGCTATTAAAGGCTTACCGTCACCACCTTTAACAGTAGTAACTTCCGCTTGGTTTAACACATTAGCAGCTTTAACTTGCTTCGTGTTTGACATTGATCTTGCAAGAGCTCTTGTGTATCTTGCAGCTAATCTGTCATAAAGGTTATCTTCAATTGCTTCTTCAGTAATAGCAAATGCTAAAGCGATTGTTTCGTGATTGTATCTAGCAGTGAAAGTTTCATTTGCTTGATCAAAAACTACTCCAGCACCTTCTTGTTTAGTTGGTGCAGAAGCGAAACCACTTAACATTACTTCTTCTTCAAAAGCTCTGTCAGATGTTTCAGTTACGTAAATCTCCGCATGTTGATTTTCGTATCTGTTATACTCAAGTCCGAATAGTGCATTCAGACCTGGCTCTAGTTCTTTAACTAGTTGTGCTCGTGATATTGCCATAATCTTATTCTCCTATTATAGACCTGTTCCACCTTGACGGTAGAAGTGATTGTTGATTCTAACAAGAATATTAGCGTTTGATGTCGAAAGATCATCATTCTCTGGATCTTGCGATATATCAATTGCTTGTACTGCAAAAGTACCTGCAGTTCCGCTAACACTTACGTCTAGCATTACTTCAGATATTCCTGTCGTTGTATTTCCGGTTGCCGTAGAAAGCGAATAGTTTCTAAATAAATCCGCTTGTGCAAAAGCCTCATCAGCATTCATTAAGAATACAGCATCTGGGTCATCTACTACGAAAGCTGTAATATCGCCTTGCGTAGGTGTGATTCCACCCGGATAACTGTTTCTGAATGTAGGCTT